TGCTTTACTCAAGCTGGATGAAGACAAAAAGCACACAGGCCCACCACCGCCAGAAATCATGGCACAAATCAGAAATGCGTTGAAAGGAAAAGTAACATGACAGAGCAACAATTCGAGCAAGCAATGAATACATATCAGCTTGATATGGAATATACCGACTACATCATGGATAGGGCGAATGTCGGAAATGGTGAGATTCTCATTCGCTTGATGGAGAGAGGTGATTTTTATGAAGGCTTCAAAGAAAAGATGGTGACCGAATTTGAGCCACGGCGTGAGTGGGTTGGATTAACAGAAAAAGAGCACACTGAAATTGCGATTGAATGCGGTTGTTTGAGTGCTGATTGGGTTTTCTATGGCGCAACAGTTGAGCGAAAACTGAAAGAAAAAAACAACTTATGAAGGTTTTACCCATAAAGCCTTTTGAGGCTGAACCTTGGATTATGAAAAAACATTACGCCAAGCGGATGCCTCAAATAATTCATGCTTTTGGTTTGTATGACACAAGGCTAGTTGGCATCGTGACTTATGGGTTGCCAGCTAGTCCTTTTCTTTGCATGGGTGTATGTGGGCCAGAAAACAAAGACATTGTTTTGGAGTTAAACCGCCTTTGCATTGAAGATGGATTAAAAAATGCCGCATCTATGCTGGTTGGTCAAAGTCTGCAAATGTTGCCAAGGCCAAGCATTGTGGTTTCCTATGCCGACACTGAGATGAACCATGTTGGGTATGTCTATCAGGCAACAAACTTCATTTTCACTGGAACAACAAAAGAACGAACAGATATGGCTGGACTTGATGGTAAGCATTCAAGGCATAATTTTGGAGATTCTGAAAATAGAATAAATCGTAGTGCTAAACACAGATATATTTATTTTGTTGGAAGCAGAAAACAAAAACAGACCTTAAAAGATCAGCTGCGTTATGAAATCCACCCTTACCCAAAAGGAGAATCAGAAAAATATAACGCTGGTGATTCAGTAAAAACTCAGGAGTTATTATTCACATGACTGAACAGCAATTTGAAGCTGCAATGAGATCATTTCGACTCGAATTGGAATACATGGACTACATCATGGACAGGGCCAGCCTTGAAAATGGTGATGGGATTTTCCGATTGATGAACAGTGGTGATTTTTATGAAGGCTTTAAAGAAAAGATGACAGGAAACCAAAATGACCAAAGATGAAGCCCACCACTTGCTCAACAAAAGAAAACAAGGGCTTGCCGTTGCACAGCACCTTGTTAACCATGCCCTCGTTGTATGCGGAGACATTGGCCCATCTTGTTTTAATGGCAAAAACTCCAGGCTGGAAGGGTCAGGCATGGCACAGGGCGCAGGAACTGGAGAAATGCCCAACATACCTATGGCTTGGGATTTCGACCGATTTAATCAACACCATGAAAGCCCACAATGACGATTTGGATCGGGCTTGACCCAGGCAGCATAAGCGGCGCAGTTGGTGCATTGGATGCAAATGGCGATTATTTGGACTCTTTTATGATTGAACATAAAGACAAGAATATATTGCCCATCGTATTCAAAAACATGATTCTGCGGTGCATTGACCCAAGGGAAGGGGCAGAGATTTGCATGGAATCAGTGCATTCAATGCCAGGGCAAGGGGTTGCTAGTTCTTTTCAGTTTGGCAGGGCAGTAGGTGTTATCTCAGCCGTTGCTGAATTAACAAATTACCCTTTCCACTTGGTAACCCCTCAGCGGTGGAAAAAGTATTTTCACTTGACAAGCGATAAAAACGAAAGCCTAGATTTAGCCCGATCATTTTGGCCTGAAGCCAAGCTAATCAGGAAAAAAGATGGAAACAGGGCAGAGGCATTACTGATTGCACTTTATTGGAAAGACCAAATAAATGGCAAGACCGATTAAATTAGGTGCAAGAAACACAACAGTAGATTTAAGCGCAGAGCAAAGGGCAATTCTTGAAGTGCTTGGAAATGGAAACCTAAACCAGGGCGCAAGGGTAGCGATTGATTGGGCAGCGCACTTTTTTAACTGTGGGCTTGACCCTGAAATGAACCTGAATTTTGTGGGCCTTGTCACCACACTGCCAAACCAAGATGATGATTGACCACAAAAAGGCTTGCCAAAGGGCTTAAAACGGCGTTTAAGGGGCTTTTTTTGGTCAACCTAATGCACCCTACATGGCTTGGCTTGCAAGGGCTTAAAAGTGGGCAAAGAAAAACCCGCACTTGGCGGGTCTAGGTTAGTGGTTGCTGACTTATTGTGATTGTGTTATTTTCATTCTTCAAGAATTTGCTCATCAAACCATTCAGGCCATACATCAACGACCACAGGGTTGCGGCTATCGGTCAAAGTCCAGTGTATTTCAAAAGCCTGACCGCCTGAACCATAAATATCATTTCTTGCGTCTTCTGCATCTTCAAAGAATGCGTCGGGATAGATGTTTTCTTTTTTACTGCAAATTTCCAAAACTTTTTGGGTCACAGCAGCTTGACCAATAGCGTTTAGTCTGTAGTTAATGTAATAAATCATTTTGAGCCTTTCAATTTTAAAATATTTGTTGAGTGGGTTTTATGTTGAATGGGCTGGTTGTCCAACCCATTAGCTGCAAGCAGTCCGCATGATCGATATATCCAGCATCAGCGCAGAATTCATCAAGTACATCATTTAATGAATGAGAATCAGACTCAAAAATGGTAACCATGCCGCCATCAGTCCAAATGCAATATTCAATTTTCGGCCTTTCAGTGGTTTTTTGTGATGATGTAAAGTCTTCACAAATTGACATGGCATCATTGATTTCTTGCATGAGTTGGATTTCTTGGTCTTCAGTCATGCCCATGTCTCGCAATTCACCGATGGGCATATCCCCTTCTTGAATTAAATGAGAATAGGGCAGCGTTTCGATTCCCCAAGGGCCAAAAATAATATCGTCCACCCTTAAATCAAAACAAAACCCTGTTTCGTCGATTGATTCCAGTGTGATAAAACTGCATTTCTGCAAAATTTTGTCGTTGATTTCTTTAATCTGATTGTTCATATAAGCCTTTCAATAGTCTAATGATTGTGCGGTGATTTTGAAGTGACAAGGAATGCAGCTATCATTTTGGGCTTGTTTTATAGCTTCCATAATAATGCCCAATTGAGCAAAATCAGCAACGCATAATTTAAGCTCTCCAGTTTTATGTTTAAACTTGTCATCTTCAAAGAAATCAATTTTTATATCGTTTAACATTTCAAAGCCTTTCATTTTTTGCGGGTTAGGATGCGTAGGATTAGGGCGAGCACACCGTATATCATGCAAATGCTTCCATAAACTGCTTATAAGACAATTTTTTTGCCTTATAAATGTCCCCAAATTTGGTGAAGCATGAATAAACAGGATAACCCTCGCTGTTGTGGTGATCTGCCTCTCCTACGAGAAAATTTACACCTTTCATTGATCTGGGTGGCAAAACCTCTAGCATTTCCCAATACATGGCCTCTGTGGTTTCAATCCATTTATCGGGGTTTGCGTCCATTGCATCCCAAAGAGCTTGCCATTCAAGTGGTTGGTTCATGCTATTACCTCTTGTTTTTGGGTTAATTCGTTGATTTTGTCGCACAATTGGGACAAGCACCCGTCATATTCTTGGAAAACAATCCCACCACCATATTTTTTATTGTGGTATTTACGCCCACCGAGGGTTTTAGCCAAAGCCAAAGCGATTGTGTAACGCTCGATAGGCCCCATATTGGATTGATAACCATGCACATCTAAGTGCAGGAAATGACAAACATGGCGAGGGTTGCCATTTATGTCATGCTTTATTTTTGTGAAATCAGAGGGTTGAATCATGTCAAAGCCTTTCAAAGTTAATGAGACCCCAAGCCAAAGCCCAGGCCAAAGGGCACAGAATGCCCTTCAGTCTGTGGTTTTATGCGTTATATCCGTTGGATTTCAGCCAATCAATGCACTCTGAACGATGGCCTTCACAAACCAGCTTGCCCGATTTGCTTTTATATGGGAATACATCAAGATAAAAATTATCTGTGCCCCAAACAGGGAAAATCATCGCTCTGGCTTTTGTGATTGGATGGCGATAGGTGGGCGCTTTGTGTAGATAGGTCTGCATGATTTAAGCCTTTCAAGTTGTCCAAAGAATGAATGCCAAGGCCAGGAAAGCTAGGGCTGAACCTATAACAACGATTTTGTCTGATGGGTGCATGATGTTTAAACGCTCTCGGTTTGGTTGATGCGCTTGGATTGCACCCAGTGCCAGCCACGCATGAAAACCTCAGGGAAGGCATCGAGCAATTTTTGGCCGTTGCCACTGTCAGCCACGATGTAAGCCTCTCCAATGGCCTCAGCAAACGAGCCGTGTTGCCCTGTGCTGAGTTCAACCGCTGACAAGTAGAACTCATGAGGGGTCAGGGAATTGTTTGTCATTTTGAAAGCCTTTCAGAAATAAGCCCCGAAGGGCTGAGATTGTTTAAACAGTTTCAGGGATTTTGCCAAGCAGTTTGCCCAGGTCAGTGTGTACCTGTTGCTTCGTGCCTGTCATGCCCATGGACTTGAGAATCTTGTAACAAGATGTGCCACGGCTCATCTTCATGCCTTTGAGTTCGAGGCCCAGGCCACGCCACAAGGTCAGTAAGCGAAAATGCTCAATTTGGTCAGGGTCAGTTAATATGCTCATGGTTTTCACGCCTTTCAAAATTAAGCCCCGAAGGGCTTGGGTTTATTAAATTCTAGCCACTGGTGTGCCATCAATCATCATGCTGTGGACATTGTGCCCATACATGAGTTTGACTAAGGCGGCGACAGCAGATGACAGTGAGCAGGTTTCGCATTTTGCAAAACGTCCATCTGGTGTGTCCACCAGGGTGATGATGTGCTCATTGTGGAGAATGAAGTTAGCTAAAATTTTGTTTGTCATTTTGAACGCCTTTCAGGATAGTGCGACAGTGCACCCAGTAGCACCCCGTAGGATGCTAGAGGTTGGACTGTCAGGCCGCCGTCATCTCGCCGTGATCAGGGCAGTGAGGTGCGCCCATCTCAGCGAGCCACTTGCCCGATGTGTAGGCGATATATCCACAGTCATTGCACATGCACTTGAGCATCCGTGTGCTTTGCTTTTTGATAGCATTGGCGGGCACTAGGTCAGCGTGAGGGTACACACCCAGGCGAGCCAGCACAGGCTCAGCCCAGGCCAGGAACTCAGGGCCAGCCGTGGTCGCTGTCAGTTTGCCCTCAAGCCCAATGGCACGAGCCGTGCGCCCGAATTTTGCCCCATGTCCGTCACCAGGGTGGATGGCGTGGATGAGTTCGTGGGCCAAGATGTCGAGCACCCTCGAACTGTCGGAAATTGTCGGGCTGATAAATATCTCAGCGTGGCTGTCAGCGGATGCCGTGGCTGACCAACACTGGCCCAGTGTGCGGTTGCGGTTGCCCAGTGCGCCCTTAGATGGGAAGCCGCACGATGCGCGCACTTCGTGTGGGAGAGCTTCGCCGTGCTGTTTAAACAGTGCCCTGAGTTCTTCGGTGGCCTTTGAGAGCCATTGCTCCCTGGTGATGGTGCTTGTCATATTGAACGCCTTTCGATGGTTGATGACTGAGAGTTTTTCGATGCTCTCACTGTATAAGCATAATAGAATCGTGCCAACCCCTAAAAAAGCCTTATAAATCAACACTAGTGGATTTCCCTACCAAGGGTTTACCCATGCCTTTTGTCTAACTAAATATCACATCATGGAAAATTAACATTAAATATTTCATAATGTGGAACAATGTCGGTTAGGGTTAACCCTGATGGTATGGCGATAATGGATTGGTCAGGTTACCTGATAAAGGTGCTTATGCAATTTACGCATAACCATCCGACCGGTCGGTTAATTAATTCTCAGGGTTTACCATATTAGTAGTTACCCTCACAGGGTTTACCCTTACTCGTTTACCCGTAGGTAGTTACCCTATTAGGGTTTACCCTTAAGGGTTTGTAGGGGGGGAGGGGGTGTGTGTGGTGTGAGAGATTTTGTGGTGCCTCCCATCTACAAAAAAAGCCAAATTAGACTTTTGCCAGCAACGAGCCTAATCTTTGGTAAGAAAAGGAGTTGGTGGAGTCTTGGGGTAGTCTTGTCTCTAGCTGGATGACAAGTTTCATTTGGGCACGGAGTGGCTACCCGAGGTATGTCGAGTGCTTAAAAACTTAGCAGATAGCTGCTTGGGTGTCTGCCACAGGGAGAGCCTACTTCTAGGCTTACTCTAAGTTCTCTACTTAGCTTCTCTGCGGTCATAACAGGGGTTTGCAGGTTCGCCCTCTGTTGAGTCGGGTAGCTGTACCGACACCCATTTGTTGACAATGTATTAGAAACGGAAACCCTTGTCAAACGAATTCACAATCATTTGTGCTTTCTTTCGTTCCTTGCGCTTCTGTTTTCTAATAGACTGTTGATTTGTAAGACCTTTCTTCTCTACTGCTAGACCAAGCGCAGCGTTTGAAATAGTGCCTTTCCAGTGGTGGATTGCCACCTTGAGGTTTGTGATCCTACGCTTCGTTGCTTGTTCTTCTGAGGTAAGCTCAATTGCCATGAAAAAAGCCCTTTAGGGGTGATACAGTCTAGCCCCTGAGTATCCCCAGGGCTGTACCACTTCTAAAAGGCTTATCTGGCTAGAACAGATGATTGCAGTGTACTAGGGTTTACCCCACTTGTCAAACAAAAGAAAGTGAGTTACATTGTTGTTGCCAAGACGCATGGAGATTGAATGGTTCAAGCAGTTGCCGACTTAGGTCTTGCGCCGCCTCTGGTAATTCCTCCACAGTCTCCAGCCGTGTTGGTGAATGCGTAGACTGATACGCCTTGTAACACGCTAGTGCTTGGAGCAGTCCGTTCGAATCGGGCGTTAGGTGTCAGGATCAAGCCAAGCCAAGCCGGAGATCAGTACCGGCCATCAACAACCTATACTACTTCCATAACTGGGTAAAGTATGAATATCACTGATGCACTGCCAAGCAACCTCAAGCGCAAGGGTCGCCCCAAGGGGGCTGTGAACAAGAAGTTCACTATGGCTACCTATGCTGAAAGACCTGCGGCTCTCCTGCCAAAGACTGAAGTTCAGCGCATCAAAGAACTCAAAGACCTCCTGATAAACAGTGCAGGTTCCAATGTTGTTCACAAAGCAATTGAGATTGCTATGAATGATGAACACCCAGCACAAGCCGCTATGCTGAAACTCTGTATGGATCGAATGCTTCCCGTCAGTCTGTTTGAGAAAGAGGGCAAGCAAAGGAATGCTGTCACGATTAATATCACTGGAATTGGGGAAGTAAGTCATACTCCTGTGATTGATGCAGAAGATATTGAGTCACGCAATGTCTAATAAAAGTGAAAGGCATGAAGCCAAACTTAATGGAGACAAGTTTTACTTCACTGGTAAGCCATGCAAGCATGGACATATTTCTCCTAGATACACTGGCAAGGGGACTTGTACTGAGTGCATGAAACTGTCTTTTGATTTAAAAAAAGAAGATAGATTGCAAGAAATGAAGGCCAACTACTCGTCCAAAAAAACAGAATATTCTGAAAGGATGGTAGATTGGCGCAATAGGAATAAGCACAAGCAAGCAACATACTCCTCTCAAAAAAGATCGGCATTGCTACTTAGAACTCCCAGATGGCTGTCTACTGACGACAAACAAAAAATTGAGGAATACTATTACACCGCCCATATGCTTGGAATGCACACTGGCGAACACTACCATGTTGACCACATAGTGCCATTAAGAGGCAAGATGGTTAGTGGATTAAATGTTCCTTGGAATCTTCAAATCCTTGAAAAGCAAAAAAATCTTCAAAAGGGAAATAGGTTTCATGTCTGATTTAAATTTTTCGCTGTTGCCATGGCAAGAGACTGTTTTTAAAGACCCTACAAGATTTAAGGTAATTGCGGCTGGTCGTCGATGTGGTAAATCAAGACTTGCAGCAACAATACTGATTATTGAATCTTTGAAGTGTCCTCCTGGTAGCGCAGTTTTATATGTGGCCCCAACAAACGGGCAAGCAAGACAAATTGTGTGGGATGTGCTGTTAGAGATTGGACGGGATGTTATCCAGGCTAGTCATATCAACAACATGGACATCACCATGATAAATGGTGCAAAAATTTATGTTCGTGGTGCTGATAGACCAGATACCCTGCGGGGTGTGTCCCTTACCTATGCGGTGCTAGACGAGGTTGCGGACATTAAGCCTGAAGCCTGGGAGCAAGTCATCAGGGCTTCTTTGTCAGACAAAAAGGGCAGAGCCATATTCATTGGCACACCCAAGGGTCGCAACTGGTTCTATGATCTGTTCAAGATGGGCCAAGAGGAATCTGACCCTGATTGGAAGTCCTGGCACTTCACAACCCAAGACAACCCATTGATAGACCCAACTGAGATTGAGTCTGCCAAGAAGACGCTAAGTTCCTTTGCTTTCAAGCAAGAATACTTGGCATCCTTTGACAACGCAGGAAGCGATGTTTTTAAAGAAGATTGGATCAAATATGGTGTGGAACCTGACTATGGTAGTTACTTCATTGCAATCGACTTGGCAGGATTTGAAGAGGTGGCTAAGCAAGCTGCTAACGCGAAAAAAAGACTAGATGAGAGTGCCATTGCAGTGGTCAAAGTCACTGATGATGGCAAGTGGTTTGTCAAAGAGATTGACCATGGGCGGTGGGACATTCGGGAAACTGCTGCCAAAATTCTGATGAAGATGCGGGATTACAGGCCAATTTCGGTTGGAATCGAGCGTGGAGCGTTAAAAAACGCTGTTTTGCCCTACCTCAGTGACCTGATGCGGAAAAATAATGTATATTCGCACATAGTTGACCTAACGCATGGCAACAGGAAAAAGACAGACAGAATTATCTGGAGTCTCCAAGGGCGGTTTGAGCATGGGCGTATTGTGCTGAACTCTGAAGAAGATTGGGATGATTTCACCGATCAACTCTTGATGTTTCCTGCCAATGGCGTACATGATGACCTTCCTGATGCTTTGAGTTATATTGACCAATTGGCTGTAACATCTTACTTTGAGGGTGAAGAAGATGATGAGTGGGAGCCTGTAGACATCATATCGGGGGTTTAATGGCAACAGATAAGCAAGA